CGCAGGAGCGTCGAATTATAACAATGCAAACGGTGCAAACCAGTATGGAGGATGATTATGGGAAGTGCTTGTAGCGCGAATCTGCCTGGATTCAACGCACATGTAAAGGAAGATGTTCTCTCTATTCTCAAGAGAGCTATTGAGAACTTTGATGCAGATGCTTTGAAGGTCATGTACTACGACATCTCGATGATACCGACTGTCGAAGAAATCCTTATTCAGAACGAGAAGGATTGTTGTGCAGAGTGCGAAGAGAAGGAAGTCTGCGATTCAGTGGCAGAGCCTGAAGTCGGGCCGGAGGATGAGGTTTGATTCTTGAGAGACAGAAGCTGACCAAGGAGCAGGTCGAGCGAATAGAGGAAATGTCTGAATTCTACGCAAATGAGCGTGGAGAGAAAGAGATTTTCAACCTTATGCTCGACTGCAAGCTCTTTCAGCCGATAACGGAAGCCGATGTTCCTTTGAGGAACTATGCGATACAGAGGCTTACTGAAATTGGACTCAACCAAGAGGACAAGATCAGGAAGGCCATACACGAAATGCTTCAGATCCCCGTCATGGATGTGAAGAACAAAATAGGAGAAAACAGTTAATGGAAACGACTGACAAAGATGTAGTGGTTCCGCCTGACAACGGTTCAGACACTTCGGAGTCTTCCGCAGACAAGAACTGGGATGCGGAGAAATACCCGTCATGGCAGAAATCAATCGGAAAGGAATATTGGGGAAACGAAAAGCTCTCCAAGTTCGGTTCGATGAAGGATGTCATGGAAAGTATCGTGAATCCGCAGAAGAAAGCTCCGGAGAAGTACGAAGGTATTTCCGAGGAATTCAACGACTTGGCTGATGCGCTGAAAAATGCCGATGTCAGTCAGGAGGATGCAAACAAGATTAACGACGTTCTCAAAAAGCATCTTCCGAAGAATTACACCGAGGGAACTCTAAAAGACGAATACGGAGCCGATTTCGAACAGGCTGACAAGGATTTCAGCCAGGCTGTCGAGAAGATTTTTGCAGACGAGAAGAACAGGAAGGAATTCTTGAAGCTGAAGAACAACCCCATTGTTTTCGAGTTCGCAAGGATTGTTGGGAAGAACTTGGGTGATTCCCCTAACCTCGACATAGGAAAACAGGAAGTCCATAAAGACAATGGTACAGGTGACCCGTTCATGGACCTTCTGACGGGAAAAAGATAGGAGAAATGAAAAATGGCAGAACCATTTGAGAGAATCGTAAGAAGCCCTCTCGAGTACTCCTTCCAGAATGATGATAATGGCGCGTTTGCACAGCAGATCGTCAAGGAGATGGAGAGGACATCCAACATCCTCATGGATGCGACATATATGCCGACATCCGAGGATTCTAGACACAGAGGTTACCGTGATGAAGATGACATGAAGAACACGGCTGTCGGACTGGCATCTGATGAAGGTGACGCATATAGCGAGAATGGCCATGAGGTCATGTACTCGACCGAAATCGGAAGAATTGGTGATGGTTGCAAGTACAACTCGATCCAGAGAAGGAACGCCCTTTCTGCCGATGTGGTTGAGCGTGAGAGAATGGACATCTCCAACACAATCGAGGGTATCAACAGAACAGATGCTTTCGTTACGGTTTATGGAAACTCAAAGGCCATTACCGATGAGGCAAGAGCCGCAGTCAACCCGAAGCTTTGGAAGGGTATCGCTTACTACACAAGAAAGATTTCCGACAGAGCACAGTTCGAGGATGATTTCTATGCCAACAAGAACCCGTTCAAGGCATGGGGAGTCGATGACCTCTGCCTCGCAATCGACAACAGAGCCAAGGATACAAACGCTTCTGCCTATGAAAACAAGAAGTTCTCATCCATCTACGCTGTTGTTTGGGGAATGGATCAGATTTCCAAGCTCTATCCGAAGAATTCAATGAGCATGGGAATCGAGACTGAGGTTTATGAGCCTGCAACAGTCCTGTACACACCGAAGGATGCAGTTGGTTCTGAGAAGAGACTCTACAAAGAGGGCTATGTCTCATTCAACAAGTATTCAGGAGTCAACGTACATGACAGATTCGGTCTTATCAGACTTGCCAACATCTATTTCGATGAGGGTAACGAGAATCAGATGAAGGCTGAGTACAAGAGAGTTGTCGAGAACATGGCTTTCATCGAGGAAGTTATGGCTCACAAGGGATTCACAGGCTCGGTCAAGTACTACTGTCCTGAGGCTCTTATCAGAAAGATGAGAATTGCAAGATACCTCGATGGACAGGTTCATGTTATGTACAACGATGCACAGCTCAACCAGATCGGACAGAGACACGGACTGGTTGGTACGCCGTTCATTCTCAACGATGGTGTCGCTCTTACTCCTGAGTTCATGATGAGCATGAAGGAAGACAGGGTCACACTGACCGGAACAGTATAATAGGAGGTACTGAATGAGCTACACAGATTATAAGCAGCAGTACACTTTCGGATTCGGCCCACTCGGAATGAACAAGACTTTCGCTTCAAGCTCGACAGTCTTCTTCGCCGGAGATGCATACGGACTGCAGAATTACCTTTCGACAGCCAATGCATCAGGCAAGACAGCTCCGATTGACCTCAAGGCCGACAAGCAGATGTTCTCGAAGAAGGCTCTCCTCAAGATTAAGTGCCTTGAGCAGATTGCACCGATGGGAACAAAGCAGACAGTCACACTCACCTTCTCAGGAACGGCTGGTGCGGCTGGTACAGTAACACTCCAGCCTTATGGTGAGGATGAGGTAGAGGTTACTATCGCAAATGGAAACACAGCAACCGAGTCGGCAACAGCAGTAAAGAACGCTCTTGGCAACCTCAAGAAATGGGATGTTTCCTCTTCTTCTGGTGTTGTCACTCTGACAGCAAAAGTCCCTGCAGCAAACGTAACAGTCAACAGCACGAACTTCGCTTGCACAGCTTCTCTTACAACTCAGACAATCACTTCAAGTGGTTTCGTTGCAGGAACAAGCGGTGTCGCTCCGTCAGCAGACAATCACTATGTCAAGATTGACCTTTGCTCTTCTTCAACTGCTCCCACAGAGTCCAGCGAGAATACAACAAAGGGTGTTGTCCCCGACTGCACATTCTATGTGAAGCCTGTTGATTTCGTAGCAAATCAGGATCTTTTCGAGATTACAATGCCCAGCACTCTCAAGAGATATGCTTGGCTTGAGATTTCGATGCCCAATGCATCAAGTACAACGATGACAGCAGGCAAGCTCCTGATCCATTTCAACCCGAATCTCTGATTCATCGGGAACGGGTGGCAAAACAAAAATCCAACAGACTGATATGTTATAACCCAGCCATCCGTTCCCTTCTTTTTATGGAGGGTACATGAACACCACGAACACCGATTATGCGTTCCTGAACAATGAAGTTGTGGAGGGGGGTATGCTCAACGAGCAGGGCGTGATGAACGTGTCCCTCTCTTTTTTCGATATAACGAGAAGCATCACGAATGATTCAACTGAAAAAGAGGTCATTCTTTTCAGACAGGCACTTTCCAATGCGAAAGTGTTTTGTGCGTCTATGTCAGACTGGTCATTTCTAATCAAGACAGTCGAGTATGAAGAAGAAGATACAACCAACTCGGAAGAAGAGGACGGTGAGACAAAATACACGAAGTACAAGGATTTCAGATACGGATACAGACTCCCGAATGACTTCCTGAAGATGAAGTACATCAACGGAGACACAAGAATCGGATTTGCAGTAAAAGGCAATGAAGTCTACTGCAACTTCCTCGGATGCTCTGTTGATTACCTCTCAAACGATTTGAAGAATCTTCCTGTAGATTTCGGTTACTTGGTCGCATACAAGTGTGCGATAGACATAGCACAGCACCTCGACCCTGAGGGTACTGCTATGGCAAGGGCATCAAATATGCTACAGCAGACATTCACAGTTCTGAAGCAGAGAGATGACATGAACTTCAAGCTTCAGAATCCCGCACAGGATCACTACATAAACAAGAACACTGCTTACTGGGGATTCGGAGGCCACAGGAAATGAGAAGACTTGTGAACAACTGGATGTATGGAGAAGTCTCTGACATATTGACCGGAAGACTTGATTCAGACATCTACGGAAACTCATGCAAGAGCCTCATCAATATGAAAGTCCACAGACAGGGTGGTATTTCAAGAAGACCGCCTTTGAAAAAGAGGCTGGAAGCTGAAGGATATTCTAGGATAATCCCGTTCATCGTAGATAGAACCAAAATATATGCAGTTCTTTTCGGAGCTGCCAAGCTTGGAATCTACGATTATACAAACAACACAATTACCTCTTATGGACTTCCTACACATACTGAGTCAGCACATTCTTGGGCAACAATCTCAAAGGCACAGTGCAAGGATATAAGGTTCGCACAGTATTACAATGACATCTACTTCGTGCATCCGTCCTTTCCATTGATGAGAATCAGATATTCGTCAGGTTTTGTTGTTTCTCTCCCACAGGTTGTTGTGAATCAGGATGCAAGGAATCCTAGAGCAATAACGCTTGCTCTTTCTTTGGGTATTGCTGGGAACGAAGCAATAAGTTTCACATTCAATGGTGAGGTTCATTCTTTAAGCATTGTCTCTACTTCGGACATAAACAACATCATCAAGAAATTCATAGATGAGGCGTATACAGGATTCACAGCAAAGCAGGTGGGTTCTACCATAGTCTTCACTCCTGACGAGACTATAAGCAAATACATACAGTATGACCTGACAGATACTTCGATGTTCAATATTGTAAACTCACAGGGGAACACTCCTACAACATTCACTTATGAGTTCGGATTCTCAAATCTGATTGATGATTCGGGACTTGTTTACGGAGAGGATGACTTTCCCGACTGTTATCTGAACAGATTGAACAACCTCGGTGTTTATGAGTTTGCATCTGATATTGCGATAATCGCAGAAAGGATGTTTCTCACAGTAAATGGAAACCCATGTACTGTTTATGCATCGAGACCTTATGGAACAAGCCAGGTTATTTACCCGAAAAGATCTAATGATACCATCTTGGACTTCGTGCAGTTCGAGCTTGTTTCCACTACAAACACTCTTATGAAGGAAGAGGAAGACCTTCCGATTAAGATTACATACGATGCTGGTGGCGATAAGCTTTACGAAGGAGTATATACATCTCAGAAACTGTGGTTTCCTCCAGTAGAGGGAAGTATAAATACCAAAAAAGACCTCGATTCGTGGAGAAAAGGCTATTACGTAAACGGACTTTATCAGGCTAATTCCGCCAATGAGCTTATCGTAATCAACTATGAGGAAACAACAGACGATGTAAGCATAATCAAGAAGCTGAAGAAAATCACCACTTCCGAATCAACATCGGAGGACTATATAGAAAGGAGAAAGGTCTACCACAAGACAGAGGATGAACATGCAGACACATCCAAGCTTCTCTACAACACATCTACAAGAGTATACTCTACAGCTCAGTACTATGTCTCGAATGGAAACGGCGGTTATACTCTTGCAACAGCTTCAGATAGTGGTGACGGTGGGCTGAAGCACGTTTATACTTTAACAACAGACAATTATATAAACTCAAAAACGGCTTATTACTCATCTCAGAACAACTCGTCATACGTTTCAAATCCTTCTCTTGCTGATATACACTCCTATTATGAGAAGACTGTAGACTTCAAGGACGGAGTTGATATCTACGAATACGGATATGAGTTTGTAAAAATCTCAAACTCTAAAACATTGAAAACCAAATACACATCAAACGGAATGGTAGAATCCATTCTTGAGGATGGGAGTGTGATAGTCTCTGCGATTCCTTATTACCAGTTCAACATGGAAGTTGAATCCAATCTCTATGAAGAAAGAACAGAGGTGGATAAGGTAGCAACAGCATCAACCTCAATAGAGTTCCAGCTTTCTTCGGGAAAGAATGACAGGATATCTTGGATTTGCCTCGGTGACTACATAATGATAGGCACTGAAAACGCTGAGTGGAGACTTAAGACTAATATCAACGCTCTAGAAATGGAGTCTACGAAATACTCTTCTTTCGGTTCTTCAAACGGACATACTGCCAATCTCGGAACTGATGTCATATATCTTCAGACCGGAAACAAGCTGAGACTTATGTACAGCGACTACTACGGATATCAGAACGTAGAGCTGACGCTTACCAATCCTGACATAATGAACGGAACAGTAAGGGAACTCATCGGCATCTCTGCACCTGAGCCGATGATTTATGCTCTAAAGGAAGATGGCGACTTGGTTGCTCTGTGCTCAGACCGCACCAACGGAGTACAGGCTTTCTCTAGATGGACTTTCTCTAAGGACAAGCCGATATCTCTCTGTGCTTTGGAAAACGATTCTAGCCCCATTCTCGTTGTTCTGATGGACAGCGATGATGGTGAGTACATAGCTTACTTCGATACAAGTGAGACGAATGACTTCTCTGACTGCGGGTATGGTTATTTCCTCACTTCTGATACTTCGATTGCTCAGGGAAAAACTTATTATGAGAAAGAAGGAAATACATATTCTGAGGCTACTCCATCGTCTAATCCCAAGTCTGAAGGTCTGTACGAATATGGCTTGGTGAATAACCTGATTCAATACGTTTCTAGGATGACTGCCAATCCTTTCGACACAATTACTCAGGACGGAAGTGTGACAATCGGCGAATCCAAGAACGTCTCGAAGATGATATTCAGATGCTTGGATACAGGGCATATCGTTACCTATTACGGAACAAACGAGAAAGACAAGACTGTTACACGTTCACCTGTCTGCTGTGACAAGACGAATACGTATATAGGTGGACTCGCCGACCATGCGGTGAATGTGAACGGAGGAACAACAAGGGATCTGATGATTACTGTCGAATCTTACAAGAACGAGCCTATGACACTCTTAGCTATGGCATATGAACTGAGGTTGAACAAGAATGTATAGTGGTCTTACAGTTAACAACAATATCAAAAACAAACTAAATATAGGAACATCGAGTACCAAGACAACAACAGCCACGGCCAACAAGTCGAAATCCTCGAAGTACAGACAGATTGCAACAAACCTAACTACGCTTGCTTCCGATAAGGTTACAGATGCCGCTGCAAAAGATAAGACTTCTTCTATCATGCAGGGGGTAATGACAGGAGCTGGAACGATTCTAGGTGGAATAATCCCAGGTGTCGGAGGTGTTGTTGTAGGTGGAATAGCATCATTGTTGGGTGGCTTAATCGGCCTATCTAATGGTGACAAGGAAAGAGAAGAGGCACAGAGATATACAAACATGGCTCAGGAAATAACTGGGTACATGGAAAGCCTCACAGAGAGAGACACAACAATTCTGAATACGATGGATCAGATAAGTTCCTCAATGGATTCATTGAGGGGTACTTATGGCTCTGCTTTTGTTGATACTATGTACAACTATTATCTTGCAAAGAGTGGAATGACATCTGATGCGTATTCAATGCTCACTGGAAACGTGAACACTTTCGAGAATATCGGGGTTGGTACTGTTTCTGAAGAGAACGGAATGTTTGATTCATTAACAATGTCCAATCAGGATTTGTTCAACAATATATACGCACAGCTTCAGTTGGAGGATATAAAAGCCAATCAGTCTCTGTTGGATACTATGGTTCAGGCTCTTTACAACGGTGATACCGAAATGGGATTAAATCTCAAAGGATATGAAAATGAGCTTAAAACCATGTTCGGGAGCACGGCCATTCAGCAGAGTTCGATGATATTCAATGCACAGGGTCAGTTGGTAGAGAACAACGCTCAGAACAGAAGCGAAATGATACAGGGTGCTGAGAATATAGGAAGTGCGGAAGCATCTCAGGCTACTAGCGGAGTCAGGGGTGGCACTACTTCCAACAATGCGAATCTTGCAAGGCTTTCAAGAGACTTGGTGCAGATACAGAGAACTGCACAGATCGGAGCAATTATCGGTTCATTGAGATACAATCTGATGAACTCACAGTTAAATGCCTCATCAACGGCCTTTTCATACAGAAACGCAGAACAGAGAATGATATCCGGAGCTTTGAATAACGCAGTAGCTTCATTCAACTCGGTTGGTAGGACTGGAAGGGCTGGAGAGAGAAGTGCCAACTACAGTATAAGCGAAGCACAGGAATACGAAAGACAGTTCAAGAAGAATTATTCAGAATCATCTGAAAACGACAAAGAAAGAATTCAGGCATCTTTGGGAAGATAAGGAGACAGTATGTACGAATCCATAAAACAGGGACTCAACAACAGCCTGAGTCTTGCGAATGTACAGGCTCAGAACGCACAGAGAAAAGGTCAGCAGATAGGAAACATGGCTTCTCAGTTGGGTAATATCGTTGACAACGGTATGAGTGCATACGCACAGTCGAAAGCAAACAACATGCAGTATGACATGAAGCAAGAACTCACTCTCAAGCAGAAAGACTTTCTGAATGTGGACAATCCTAATGCAAGCAAGGATTACTCTGACTGGGTTGAGAACACGATAAACGAGCGTGTGGAACAGGAAGGAGGACTTGCGAAAGGTTATCTGAAAGAGGCCCTTTCAGGAATCAGAGATGAGGTTAGAGCTGATTTCGACAAACAGTTGATACAAAAGACAGACTCAATGAACAAGATGACTATTGAGGATACTGTAGATAAAGCGATCAAGGCAACTTCCAAAGGCGATGACCTTAACCAGTACGACAGGAATTATGTCTATTCAACAGAGTATGGAGAGAACGGCCTTACAGTTGTCAGGAAGAAAATAGATCTGCCTAATCCGTATGATGCCGATAGCGAAGAACTGTCTGACGAGGAAAAGAGATTCAACAAACTTCTCAATATTGTTTATCACTCTTATTGTGGAATGACAGACCAGACAAGCGCAAAGGCTCTTGTGGATTCACAACTTGAGCAGATAGAGATGAAGCTTATCCATGAGGATGCACTTGGGCTTATCAATGACTGGGGAATGAACGGTAGGATTCTAGATGATGGTCAGAAGAAATATTATACACCTGAAGAACTGAAAACCGAGATTAAGTACATGTATAGAGAAGGAAATTCCAAGCCTTATTTAAGAAGTGGATTCTCCGGAAGGGAATTCGACTATGAGGAAAGCGAAGAGCTTGCGAAGTTCATTGATGGTAAGGTTGACAGCTTCTATAATACTGTATATGCGACATCCCAGAATACCATTGCCTTCGGGATGGATGATTACTGGTCGTTGACTAAGAACAGAAAGGGCGGTGAGATGCCTGATTCAATGTATAGTTCACTCGCTCAGAAAGGACTCATAGTCTATGACGCAGAGAATGAGAAGGTTGTTGACCACTCAAAGATAGAACCGTCTCTTTGGAACACTATTGATGGTATCGCAACAACAAACAGGCATATAAAGATAGCAGATGACTGGGCCATGAATCCTGTTGATTTCTCAGGTGACGGTGCAGTTACAATTGATGACTTCCTTCTTGCACACAAAAACGACAGGGAAGCTGTAAAGTATCTCGACTATGACCAGAAGACAGGACAGTGGTTTGTGCCAGCAAAGTTCGGTTATCAGGACATGAAAGGGAACGTCACGTTTGCAGATTCAACATTGCAGCATGAATTCCCATCAGAGGCTGGCGTAGAACAGGAGAAGGCAAGACAGGCTCTTCTAGGCGAGATAAACACAGAAGTAAGGAACTTGGAGGATGTTTTCTCAAAAGCTCTCAGAAATCTCAATCTGTTCTATATAGACCCAGATCTGAATACGCTTGTATGCAGTGCAGAGACTGGAACAGGCGAATATTCTAATGAAGTGCTCAATGGATTGGAATATCAGTTTGCAAGTGCATTTGAAAGTCTCGGGTTACAGTCTCCTATTATTACCGACATAGAGAAGAAACAGTTGAAAAGCAAATGCGAGCAGAATGGCTTGGATTATGATTCCGCACTACGTACAATGATGATTCAAAAGAGAGCTGTATATCTCGCAGAAGTTGGATATCAGGGAGCAACATCATATACAGATGTTCTGAAGAATGTTTTCAGAAACGAGGTATATGATGCAGTAAAACAGAATTTCAAAGACTCATACAATGAGAAGTCAACAAAGTTTACATCTTCAGATATTTGGCAGAAAGACAAGCAGTATGAGAAGGAGAAGACATTTGAAACATTAAGCAAGGAAGCATCTGACCTAGTTAACAAAGAGATATACACACACAACGGAATCGAATATGTAAAAACAAAAAACAGCGCTGTAGGAAAGCTACAGTCATATTACGACAAGGTTCTCAGCGGAGAGTGGGACTACATGTTCGCACAGAACGTAATAAAAGCAGACCAAGATGTGTCTGTTAAAGATACAGACGAATTCTGCGGTGAGAAATTCGAGAATCTTATAAAGAAAGCAACAGATGCTCCATACGTCCAGGGACTTATTACGTCAACAATGAACGAGTTCAAGGATGTGGCTGGTGAATATCAGGTTTTCCGTGTACTGTCGCAGGTTCTTTACAATGTGAAAGACTATGATATGAACACTATTGACCAAGCTATGAAGAAAGCATCAGCAGAACTGTCAAGTGTTATGGCTACAAAGCTTGATGATGGTTTGAAGGAATATTCTTCAAGCTCAAGCACCAAGTATACATATTCAGTGAACAAAGGTGATTCTAATTTCAACAGTTCGTTCGACAAAGAGCTTAATGACTCGAAAGAGAGAATGGGAAACCTTGGGGAAAAGCTTTCTGTTGCACCTGCTATGGTCGATTCGTACATTAACTCTCCTTCTATGGACTTTGACGGTCAGCTAGCTTTCTTCAAGAACCTAAACAAACTTGATGAATCGAACAAAAGAAACAGGCTTCTTGTCGAATCATTGCACGCAGTAGGAATCTACGATGAGATTCAAGCTGATTCTCCGGATTTCGCAAAACAGTTCAATGATATTCTCAACAACTACAAATTGAACGATGGTGACATAAAGCTGATTCTCGATATCGCAGGAGATATGTGGAACAGGGCAGATATGTACAATAACGCATATGCAAACACTATCGGAGTTCCTACAAGACAGGACAGTACCAAGAAAACCGTACCGACAGACAAAGGAATGAACATAACAACTGATGGAAAGTACATTGTAAGTCTCGATGGAAATGAGTTTATAAGTACAGACTTTCTTGGAGAAGAGAAGAATGGAGACTTTGATTATGAACCGGCAAGAAAGAACCTTAAGAAAGCTTGTCAGAGAGCATTGGACGATGCATATGAGAATGACCAGCAGTACAGGGAAATACTAAATTCAGTAATCCATTATGTCGATCTGAGCTATGGAGAGTTCAATAAGATACGAGAGGACTTCGAGAAAGATGGAGACGAATCGAAGGCAAGAAATGCAATCGAGATGTTCATGTCCGAAAACCCTTATGCTACTTATGTTGATTCTTACGTGAATACAAAAGACCTTGGTTCGTTCTTTGAGAGAGTAGAGAAAGAGATGAAGCCGAATCTGATAGACGACATCAATTATAAGGTCTATGAAGCATATGCAAACAGAATCATAACAAGTACAGATGAATACAAGCAGTACTACGAAAACAAGAAGAAGTTGGAAAGCAAGGAATTCTCAAGCACAGGTTCATGGAAACTTCCTGATATGAAGTTCGACCTAAGAAGAGACGGAAGAATAGATGATGTTGTGAAAATTGATAGGCGAGGTTTATATGGAGACAATTATTAAAAGCAACAATCAGGAAATAAAGGCAAAGATTGCATATGATCCGAATGAGAATAAAACCTCTCCGACAGACACAAGAGGGCGATATGAATATCTGAATCAGCAGAGAGCTGCGGCGGTTAAGAACTCATTTCTCAGCACAATGAATATAAAAGCGCCTCAGGAGAGGAACTGGGCGTATGCATACAGAGCGTCGAAATATATGTATGACAACATCAATTATCTATACAGGAACGAGGATGACCCTCGTGAAGCGCTCTCAAGTGATGTCGTTGGTTCCATGCTACACAACGTGTTTCCAAACATTCCTGAAGATGTAGCCAAGAAGAACGCAAAAGATATTGTAAAGACATTCACAGGCGATGATATGTCCTGTACTAACGTTCTTGAGCTTGCAAAGGATAAAGTTAGCGAAGGAATTGCCGGACTCGGTGTCGGTTTCCAAAACCTTGCTTATATGTTCAAGTATGGTAATGATTCAGGCGATCCAGAGATTGTGGAACAGAGACACAAAGACCAGCTTGCGATGATAAACGCAAAGATGAGTGGTCTGAAAAGGACTGATTATTACAACAAGGACTTTGACTCGTTTATAGACAAGGTTGTTCTTTCAGCGGCAGATTTCGTACCGTCCGAACTTGCATCCATTGTGCCTGAAGTTCTTGGTGGAACACTTTCCTTGATAACTGGAAACCCTATGCTGTTCGTGGCTGGAAGAACAGTTGGTGGAGTGCTTGCTGGAGTTATGGAGGCTGGGTCGACTTCTGTTGAACTCGCAAGAGCTGGTGCTGACTTCAGTACTCAGCAGGACGGATCAATCGCTGTTGGACTTATAAACGGAACACTTGAAATTGCAGGAAACGTTGCTGAAGCAAAGACTGTTGAATCAATATTCAATCTCAGACGTCTGAAGAAAGCTGTAGGAAAGGAGCAGATCGCAAAACTCACAGCCAGACAGATAGAGAAGCAGATAGGCAAGACAACAGTTAAAGGATTCGCAGGGCATCTTGCAAAGGAATTCGCTGGGAATATGGTGTTCGAGCCTCTTACAGAAGGTGCTCAGGAATTCGTCTCGATGTATGTAATGAACCTCGCTTCTGAATGGCAGAATCAGAACACTGGAAAATCGTTTACAGAAGAATTCACATACACGCCTCAGGAACTTGCAGACAACATTTGGGAGACAGTGAAATCAACAGCAAGAGGACAGCTTCTTCTTGGACTATCAGGTAGTGTAGTAGACACAATATCCAATATCGCTCCGCAATATGTTGGAGGCGGTGTCGGGCATTGGAAATTCGAAGCTGGACAGTTGATGCAGGCTATTCAGACAAACAAGCTTCAGAACCACGGAAGCAACTCTATTTTCGTAGACTCTAATAATGTTCTCATAAATGACAACACAAAAGCATACAAGCCTCCTGTAGAGACAAAAAACGGAAAGGAGATTGTCGGCAAGGTTGATTCTGTCAAGCTGGCGAATATAAACGGCATATTCACTCCTGTAAATGCAGAGGAAATGAGCAAGGCTGCCTATATGAAGAAGAACTCAAAGTTCGGTATGTACATTGATATACAGGAACAGAAGGAATCAACTAAGGAAAAAGCATCAAAAGCAGACGCAGAGGCTCTTGTCGGAAAGCTTGAAAAAGGCAAGAACCCGATCTATGTATCTGAGAATGGAGAGATTCAGGTTAATTATCAGGATATAGACAAAACCATTTTGGATGTCATGAAACAGCTCGGTGATGACTACTCCGGAATCTATCAGGGTAAAGGTTTCGTAACAATCGACTCCAATGATAAGCAGTACACAATCACATCAAGCATCGGTGAAGGTTCAAAAGAAGTCACATGGAGAACTCTCTATGACGCCATGAAGTCTGATATCGGGAAGAAGATAGGCATAGACAGTGCCACATTCAAAGAGGATTTGAAGAAAGAATTCACAAGGCTCGGAGTAAGTGATGCAGATAAGAACGCAGAGTATATGTCTCAGTGGGTTGATAAATATACTCCTGTATTCAATGAACTCGGAGAGAAACTTTTAGGCAAAGTAAATACAGATGAAGATATTGATGGCCTGAAATATGGAACAGCCGCTATGATTTCACGCTTTATGCCGATTGCAGGCTATGATGCAGAATGGGCTAAAGACCACATCGTAATAGACTCTGAGATAGCAAGCGGAACAAGAAAGAAATACATCAAGGATTACGGTTACTCATATTGGACTGATGGTGAAAACGAGAAGCACTATAAAGATATCTCAGATGTTCCAAACAGGGATAATGCTGTTTTCCACATTTCTCTTACAGATATAGCAGACCAGACAACAGGTATCCACGAAGTCGGGCATATGGCTCTTTCGCTCTGTGCAGATAAATTCATCTCAGATGAATACTTTAAAAAGGCATTTGCAAAAGAGCTTGAGAAGGACAACAGAACTGGAGAGAACAAAGACGGCTCATACATTCACAGACCTGATGAAGAGTGGAGAATAGGTGATGCTACACATGAGGCTTTCGCTGTTGGTCTAGAGAACTATATCAATACTGGTGTAGCTCAGAACAAGGAAATGGAAGGACTCTTCAGGAAAGTTTTAAACGCAGTAAAAGCTTTTTGGGATCAGTTCAAGAACAAGCTCTCTCCGGAACAGCAGGACTTCTATGACAGGATGTTCGGTGTTCTTGAGGATGAAGAAGATATCTCAGATAGCGTTTCTGAAGAATCAACAGAAGAAGAATCTTACGATTACTATGACGATACTTCTGAACTTGAAAGACAGGGTGAAGAATGGTGGGCGGCTCACGAAGGAGAAAGATTCAAGAGAGAAGAAGCCTCGCAGGTTGATTCTGTTCTTGATGACATCAGGAATAACCCAGAGCTATATAAGAACGAGAATGGAGAGTTGCTTGCACCGAATGGCAAGGTCAGCAACTTCAACAACTATGATAACGGTGAATATCTCTATGCTCTTGTAAGGACAGAGAACTTCAAGAAATGGTTCGGAGACTGGGAGAACGCCCCTGAGAACGCATCGAAGATTGTAGACGATAATGTCGAGCCGTTAATAGTGTATCATCATACTACTGATTCATCGTTTGACGAGTTTAGGATTGGCACAGGCAATTATTATGTGAATGGATTGTATTTTATGGAAAGTGAGGATAGTACATCATATGGAGAAGAATATGTTGCTTCATTCCTTAATATAAGAAATCCATACGATGTCGGAACAAATAAGGCACTTGATTCTGAGAAAAAGGCACTTTTCATTAAGGAATATAACAAACACACAAAGCCAGCATTAAAGGTAATGGCTGAGATAAACTCAAATATGTTTGACTTTGGGTTAGAGGGCATGAATGAATGGCTTGAAAGAGTAGACGATTTCATAGACAGAAGAAATACTCCGAGCGACATATTAAAGAGTGCAACTGGTTTTGCAAGTCACATCTACTTAACAGAAAGAGGAAAGAGGCTGATAGACAGATGGCTTGAAAGAGTTAATAGAGTATTTACTGAGACTACTGGCATTGATGGTTTTACTGTTCCGTACAAGGGCTGGTATATTGCTCTGCAACCAAACCAAATCAAATCTACAGACAATAATGGCAACTTCTCTCTTGATGACAACAGATTCAGATACAAGCGTGAATATGAGGTAAACAGCTTCAATGAAGAAATGAGGAACGGAGAGATGGTTCCGTTCTATACGCTCGACAAGTACAGAACAGAATCCGAGTGGGTTGATGCAGAAAAGACAGCCCTCAGGACTGTTTCGGATGGCTCTCTTAACTGGATGACATTCCTATTGAGAAGGATAATAGCCGAAGTTAAGGGAGAAAAGTTCTCTACAAAAGACATAACAGATGATGATTGGAACAAGATAGCTGAGATTTTCGTAGCAAATGCAAAGGAGAGAATCAAGTCTGAGAACAGGTCAAGAACGAAGAAAGATGTTGAGGTATTTGAAGGACATGATGTGCCGAAGGTTCTTATCAGACTTCTTGCTTGGGATATGAATACAAGCGAACAGGAAAAGATTAACAACTGGGTTAATAAATTCACTGGAAGAAACGGCAGATGGAACGATAAAGAAATCCAAGAGCTTTCTAGAAGAATGTTTGACAGAAAAGAGTTCAATGACAGAATGAGATATTCTGATGGAACAGAAGCCTCTAAGAAGTACAGATTCCTAGACATGGTATATCAGACATCAAAGAAAAATGAGAATTTCAGATACACCCGTGTAGGCGAGGCTTATTATGAAGGTGCAATCAGGGAAATCGAGGCTAATGCAAGAGAGCTTATGGAGATTGATCAGACATATGCACCTCTTAAAAATACCGATGGCAAAGCTGTTGAAGATGTTGAACTCGACTTCACAAACGTAACCGAGAGGGATGTAAACAAGGCTAGGAAAGAAGCAGAGCAATACAGAGAGCAGGCAAGACAGGCCGAAGAAGAGTACGAAAAACTCGATAACGAGGCTACTCTCCTCAGAGCCAATGTCATGGCAATGCTCGATGAACTTCAGGAAACAGCAAAGTCTCTTGGTATAAAGCCGGAAGAGTACAATACGATTGTCGGACTCGCACAGGCTATTAAGGAGAAAGGCGGTAAGATTTCAGAAGATAACGTAAAGCTTGCCGAAACAAATCAGAATATTCTTTCAAAGTATGAAGCAAGACTCTCTGAGCTTAAGGAAGAGATTAAAGTATATAAAAAGGATTTGGCTTCTCTTGAGATAGAGAACAGAAGACACGCAAGGGATGCAGAGAAGTATTCCAAGAAACTCTCAGAGCTGGCCGATAAATACAGAGGTTTACAGCTCTCCGAAAAGAACAAGGAGAACTTCGATAAAATCAAAACCAAGCTTGAGAACATGATTGACAAGTTCAATGACCTCAGAATGGAAGATGATGATATAAAGAAGAAGTACAAAGCAGCCAAAAGAGAACTCAGAGAAGCATGGAAACTTGCAGACCAGTATTCGAAGAAGAATGAAAAGCTTGAAAAGAAGAATGATAAACTCCTTAATGAGAAACTTCTTGATGAGGCTGTCATTAAGCAGTTGGATATCAACTTTGCTGAAGTGCTCAATGCCCTTGAAGATGCAATCAAGAGAAAGGAAAGAGCACAGAGAGCACTTTGGAACAGAAACAACGAGATGAGAGAACTTAGAGAGAGAAATCTTATCTCCAACTCAAGAAGAAAGTGGAGAAAACTCCTTGAATCCAAGGGAGGTGATGCCACTCAGGACAAAGCACTCGCTTTCTTTGCGAAGGCTTTCTTCAGAAGTGAAGTTGATGGACAGTTCATATCGACAAAGTTTGACTCAGAGACAATGAACTCAATAGCCAATATCGCTCAGTTCCTTCAGGACAAGGGGTTGATGAAAGGCAATACGCTTATTAAAGGATTCTCCGATCTGAAGCTTGCTGATTACAAGGCCATGTACTCTGCAATCGAGGCCGACAAATACAACTCAAGATTCGCCAAGGAAGAAAGAGAAAATAAAATGAAGGCCGATGTACAGTTTATCTCAAGTGAATCAAGAGATGAAATGGGTGCTATGACTCTCACTAAGAAAGAGAAACAGGATGCAAAAACTGCATGGCTAAATGGTGAGTATGACACTCAGGAAGAAGCGGAGAAGGCTTTCTATCAGAAGAAACTTGATACTACCCACGGTGGTACTAAGGCTGTAAGAGATGCCAAGAAGAAGATGGGTTACAACACAAGGAAAGGTCTTAATCCGAACAACAACTTCATATTTAACTCGTTTACATCAATGTTTAATCTCATGGGTTCGATGTCTAAGAAGTTCAGAGACTTCTTCTACTTTGGAAATACTGAGACAAATACAAAGGGAATCAACCAAGTCACGGATGATTATATTATTCGCAGGCAGAGAAGAAGAGACTTCGTTACCAACGAGCTTATAAGGATTCTCGGAGACAAGAAAGAAGTAGAGAAGTTCCTTAAAGAAACTCAGAAGAATGTAGAGATAAGGATGGTTGATTTCAATGAGATTCCTTCGTGGTTGATGAATCAGCAGACATTCAGAAATTACCTCGGGATACAGGAAGAATCAGATGATTCCAATATGCTCTTTGAGACAGAGAAGAAAGAGCCGGAAGTACAGTTTGACAAAAACTACGCTGATTCAACTCTCACTCTTGAAGAAGTAATGGCAATCTATGAACACGCAAAACAGGACGAGGACTTGGCCCATATCCTCAGTAGAAATGGAAACAATATCAATCCTCTTGCTGTTGCTTATATTGTAAACCAGTTCGAGAATCCTGACGGAAAGTTCAACAAATACAAGGAGATTGCAGACACATATCAGAAAGCATATGAGCTGTCATGGGATGACTTCAAGAGAGTGGCCAATGACATCTACGATATTGCTCTGACAAGGTATGAGTATTACTCGCCAGCAAGGAGTGTTGATAGGGACACAGATCTGATGGTCGGGTACAACTTCGATATAAACGGTATTCCGCATGAGAAAGGAAAGAAGCTTACTCAGAAAGAAAGAGCAGATATGCAGTTGAAGCTCGGAGGAGACAATGCGATTAAGCTATCATATGTAACTGACTACAACAGCATAGCAGACAGCCAGGAATGGTTCATAGCAGGTGCAGAGTTCTTCAAGATGTGGAATGACATAATGAAGAATGATGGCGGTGGAATGAGAAAGCATATTGACGAGACATTTGGTAGCCGTGCATCAGATACTCTTATCAAGAACATGAGAGCAATATCCGGTGCTGTGTTCGATGATATTGCAGACAGCATGAATTCCTTTATGAGCAGACTAAGGAATAACATGGCATATGCGAATCTCGGTTTCTCCGTATCGAGTGCTTTGCAACAGCCTTCTGTTCTTGCATTTGCAACAAGTGAGTTCGGTGCAAAGAACATGAGAGATGCTTTCAGCACCATAGCAGAGAAAGGTGGTATTAATGACTTTATAAAGTACGTTCATGAGAATTCACCTCAGATTATGGCAATAAGAGATGCAAACCTCTCATATGCAGACAGAGCCGTAGAAGATTCAAAGTTCCTTAAAGCAATCGGAGTCGGACAGGACATAGCAAAGTGGGGACTCAAAGGAATGAGAGTACTCGATCAGTTCTCAAGGTGTGTTACTTGGGAGGCTGGTTATAGGTATTATCTTGCGCAAGGGTTCTCAGATGAACAGGCAAAGTTACGTGCAACACAGGCTTGTTTGAATATTAACACTTCAACTCAAGCAAAGGACAATCCTCTGCTTTATAATTCAAAAAATCCTCTTTGGAAAGGACTTCTGATGTTCACAAACCAGTTGAATAAGAACTGGAATCTATTGATAGGTGAAAAAGGTTTTGGAGCCATCAAAGAGAAGAATGTTGCACAGTTCATTGCTACAATGTGTGCGTATGGAGTATCAACTTCGATGATTCTTATAGCGAAAGGAAAATTCTTCCATAATAATGACGATGAAGACAAGGAATGGTGGGAAGACTTGTGGAAGGATTATCTGTCACAGGGAATCACGGTTGTTCCTGTTATCGGAGACAAGATATCAAAGGCAATCAATGGTTATTCATATCTTGATTCAGATATCATCAACTCCGGATACAACTTCATCAAGAGGACAGCACAGGTTCTTGAAGATGGTTCTGATAAGAATAAGAAGAAAGTTATAACAGCCACAAAGAATTTCCTTATGGATGCTATGGAACTTTCAGGTTCTCCGAAGCTTCTTACAAAGAATACATACAGGACTTTGTTTGATGATGGAAGGTTCGTAGGTGATGAGTTCTTCACTGGCTGGAGATGGACAGGACTACTCGCCCCGAGTGAGTGGTTCGAAGTTATTACAGGTAAAGAGTTATGATTACAAAAGTAAACAAAAATCCAAGTGATGTTTTCGTAGCAACCGACTATAAGAAGATTGGTAAATCCTTTGAGCTTAACCGCCAAAGGATTACCAACATTGTTTATTCATATGGTAGGGCTGCTACTGATGAAGCAAATAAAAGAATAGATGCAATAACAAGCGACAAGACAATCACCGATTCGGAAAAGAGACAGCTTGAAAGGGAACTTGATTCAATCAAGAGAGACTTCGATATACTTGGTAACGATGCGTATAATGCAGACTTGGGTAATTCCGATGAGTACCTTGCTGTTCAGGCTTCATACAATAAGCTGGTTGCTCTTTTGGACAAGATAATCAGATCGGAAGGTACATACACAGACTTTGACCTGAACTATCTGACTTCGTATTACAGAGATTATACAGACAATGCGATTGTACTTGGAAATCTAATCTTGGAAACAACCGCAGAGATAGACAGAATAAACGCATACTATGCCATGACGAAAATAAATGTCGATATCAACCCAGCTTCTGTAGCCGTGAACACGACAACACATGTATCGTTATCGGTGCTTTATGATGGAGTCGAGAAGGTAAGCGTTGTTCCTGTAAGCGCTGTTACGTTCAATGTAGAGAATCTTTCGAGTTCTGCCACTACGAGTATGTTCCACTTCGATTCAAGCTATAGCGAAGCCTCTGTAGTCATAACAAACGCTTCCGCTGTTGTTACAAACTGCAAAGACTTCACATTGGATTATGCAGCGATAGGCAATTCCGGAATAAACGTGAAATGTACTGTTACGCTTGATTCTGACTCAATGCCTTTCTGAGATTGTCTATTATCATTTCGGGAGTTCTGTCGTCATAACAGGACTCCCATTGTGTGTGTCCCATCAACTCCATGATAAGCTCCTTGGGATATTTTGATATCAGATTTGTCATGAAGGCATGTCTGAGACTGTACTGCGTGTATCTTTTGTGTCCCAAGTATTTCTTGCATACTGTCTTGAATCTCCGGTTGAGTGTCATTATGTCGAACTTGTCTTTGTTGTCGAAGAAGATGTATTCACCTTCTGTCTGAGATACAAAACGCATAGATTGTTCTGAGAGTCTGCCTATCTTATAATCCTTTCCTTTTCCTGTTGTCTTTATCCTGTGTTCTATTGTCTTTGTCTTCGAGTCGAACATATACTCTGTATACACAGTTCCGTCTTCCCTGATATCTGATCTTCTAAGAGCCAATATCTCGGATGGTCTGAATCCTGTGTCTCTGAATATTGCGAAATATGTTCTAACATAAAGGTTCTTGAAGGTCTTCTTGAACATCTCGTCATCCATAGGCATGAGTATGTTTATCTCTTCTTGAGTAGGTGTTGGTCTTTTTGCATGAACAACCTTAAGAGCCTTCACCTTTCTAGCCTCGTTTGTATCGACAAGGCCGTCAATCATGGCATTGTCGAATACCATCCTGAAGACGTATAGTATGGCGTTCTTTGTCTGATTGGTGTATTTTTCTCCTTTCGGACTTTTTAGACGGAACAACCATCCTTCGATCTCGTTTGCCTTGATATCAGACTATACTCTCTTCCCAAAGACAGGGATAATGCAATTGTCCAGTCTGTATTGATTCTTAGTCATATTGAAGTCATATACAGTCTTCCCACGTGATATCATCCTGTATCTTATGCTGTCTTCGTCCGTCCTTAGAAAGAATTCTTTGGTATAGTCTTCGAGAGTGTTTATCTTCCCAAGTTTAAGCTTTGCTCTGGCCTCTTCCTTCGTATGACATCCTGTTGTTTCCCATGTTCTCCCACCATCATACGAAATCTGTACGCAACGTCCTTTCCTCTGTGTTAATCTGTACATTACAACCACCTTTTCTTATGTCGAATTAACTGTTTTTAATTCTACTTAAAAGTGGCCAAAATGTACAGTTTTGTACATCGAGAAAAGAATCTAAAGCCATTCATTTCTTTTTAATTCAAGAAGATAAATAGCATTTTGTCGGAGTCATTAAAGTTCTTGAAAACCGAATTATAGCGTTGCAAATACGAACAATTACGCTATATTTAGCGTATGGCTGTGATTCTAAAAAATATGTCGAATTAATAGTGTACATCAAAGTGTACATTATGTCTTAGCCCATTTCCAGTCAGGTATACATTGTCGGTCAAGGTAATACATTATTTTATCACGAGAGAAAAGAGATGGTAAAAACTTGGTGTTAAAGTCTGAATCAGAAGGAGTTCCTGATACTATGTGTTGGTCATCAGAATTCAGAACTCCTTTGCCTCCGCAGAAGATTAGCTTGTCCTTGCATACAATATTGTACTCGCTGTCGGTCAGATATCCGGGGCCATATGAGTTTATATTGAAGTCGTTGTATGCAGAATTGCCGAAAAAGCAGAAGCCAATCCTCCACAAAGAGTAGCCTCTTGTGTCGTATGTATAGCCATCATATGTCAAGCTTGTATTGTCCTTGACCTTTATTCCTGCGGTATAAGACGGGTTGTTGTAATTCTGGTCACAGTTATGGAAAAACCTGAATATATATCTGGGATCTACGTTATAATCAACCATCCACATATATTGGTACCCATCATGCGTTCCTACAGTTGATTTAAAAGGAATCCATTCCTGTTTGTCATAGTCATAGAAGTCTATACGAACCCAGCCACGGGTGTTCATGTAAAGGTATACATCCCAGCATACGTTTGACTTGTAGAACCAGTACCAAGTGTTAGAGCCAAACGTATTCCCACTTGGATGATAGCTGTATGGAGTAGTCGAGAAGTTAGCTTTTGTAATCAACGAATATTGCGTAGCCATCAGTTGAACACCGCTCCGAAAACTCTGAAATCAGAAGCACGAGAATCAACTCCATATACTGGATCTCCGTTCACATTGCCAAGATGTTTGTTTGACCATATCTCATTCCACATTTTTGCAACATCTCCGATATTGTATACGTCTTTTGTTTTTGGGTTTATATCTACAGTTTCAACGTTGTCTACTGATGCTATAGGAGTAAGAGATATGTTCATTGCGGCATAGTACACATTTGTACTCAATGTGTAATTGTTTCCGTTAGTATCTGTAAGCGTAGCATAATCTCTGCTTGACCAAGAGATTTTCTTTATTATTGTATTCTGAGGTATATATACAAACGATTCTCCTACAACATAAGCAAGAGAACTTGTGTTCGTTGTTTTTGAACCAACATCGGATGACATACCAGTCCACTTATAAAGAGAAGTCGGTGTGTATGTAACATCTTGATATTTCACAACGAGAGGAGTATCTGTCCTATACCCTGTGAATGTATGCGAGTTACCATTTGAATCGAAGAATGTGATGTCGCTGTAATCATCATCTACATCGTATAGACTGTAATTCAACTCATCTGTGTAATATGCATCTCCAGGAACACCTGAATAGCCAAGAATCTTGAATATATCTCCAGCCTGTACATCAAATATCTGGCTCTGATTATTCCGTAAAGATACATCATACATTGCTTGTTGGTTTCCGCGCGAGTCGATTATTCTACTAACTATTATCCGAAGAATCGAATTTTTCTTCGTCGGCCCGTTGATTCTTATTCTCTGAGTCATCGTTGAAGTATAAAGAACAGGATTAAATTCATAATCATCTATAATTGTTGTACCTGATGTAATAAGAAGGTTTGTTCCTTTCTTTCTGAGTTTTGAATACGTAGAACCATTTTGCAGATCATAATAATTAGGATAGTAGAATGTGTTAGTCAATGATTCAATGAAATCATCGCTGTTCCAGTATGCCGTACTTCCAAGTTCAAGAGAAAAAGTAGTTCCAGGTGTGTTATCTTCCAATGTTGTTGTGAGCGCAGTAGATGTTATTGAACCGTTAAATTCGCTTTTGCCTGTTACTCTTATGTTCTCGAAAAGAGCCTCAACAGCTTTTAGCCTTTTGATAAATGCCTCATTTGCTGTTAGTTTGTCGATTATAGCATTGAGAGCGGCAAGGTTTCCAATCCATGCATATAGAGATCCTGTTGATGGATTTATATTAGGCTGACTAAGTACATTGCCAAGAGCATTAAGCATTCTTTCAGAGTTTGACGCGGATGCGATCATCTCATCCCATGAACCGTTTGTTCTTATGAATGCAATTCCTTTCTTGTATTTGACAATGTAATAAGTCTTCTGTGAATCAACCTCTGAGTCTGTCGTCTCTGTGTATATGTAAGGGTCTTGTGAAGTTCCGCTGCCTGACCTTTCATCCCAATGAAGTTCTTTTGGTACATCTCCAATCTGAGGTGTCGCCACAGTAGGACTTGGGTCAAAGTCTCTACCTGATACAAAGTAATCGCCGTCAAGAGGAGTGCATAAGTTGCCCGACCTATCATTGAAACTAACAGGCAGATCTGTGCATACTCCCCAATCATGGTCATGCTCTGTCTCATCAATCGGGTTGATTGTCTTCTCAACTGTATCAGAAGAAGAAACAAGCTGGATTATGAACTGGTTTGACTGTGTGTATAGAATCCTAATTACTACGATGTCTCCGTTAACAACAGATACAGAATGTTGTCCTGAAGAATATGCTGTACCGTTTTTTGAATAGATTATATCAGCGTCCTCAAATGATATACCAGAGATGTATTTTGTGCTTAATGTTCCTGAAGAATATGAACCCTGAAGGTCAACTGTTATTGTTATGTCTGTGAATCCCGAGTTGTCTGTAGCTGGTACTCTGAGATTCTTTACATATGTCAATCCTGATGCTGTGAAATCAATGACATTTGCATCTGTACCTGGGTTTCCCTTTATGTTCATTCTGTAAGTCCAGATAGCTGTGGAAGAATCACCAGCGGTAGTACATTCGTACACATTGTCAGTAGATGTGTTAATATACATATCTCCCAATGCACCTGCTACTCCTGTAGCTGTTGTCTGACCTGAGAGGGTTGTCCCTGATATCCATGTGGCTCCATCTGTTCCAGGCTGTCCCTTTATATTTGCTACATAAGTCCAAATCGCAGTAGATGAATCTCCGGCTGTTGTACATTCGTATACATTGCTTGTAGATGTGTTAAGATATTTGTCTCCTAGAGCACCTGCGACACCAGTTGCCGTTGTTGTTCCAGTAAGAACTGTTCCAGTATACCATACACTTCCGTCAGTTCCGTCTTCACCATCAGCACCGTCAGCACCTTTTATCAGGCTCCATGAATAGTCCTCATAATCCTGACTGTCTGCAGAAGTGTTGTCCGAGTATGTTCCGATATATGATTTTCCTTCACTTACAGTAGTAGAGAAATCAACGCTTCCGTCTGCTGAATTAGCCCACGCTATATGAACATATCCGTTCAGTCCGTTAATGCCGTCTTGACCATCCTGACCATCATCTCCGTCAACTATCGTAAGTGTGTTTGTATTGCCATTGTCGTCTACAATTACAACTGTTGTTGTCTTGCCTACCTTTGTAGCTGATTGTACGAATATGCTGTTTCCGTCATCTCCGTCAGTACCTATGTAAGTCTTAGAATATGAAGCAGGAACAGAGTTTGTATATTCGGTCTTTATCCAAAGCCATTTGCCTTTATCTACAGAAGGAACTGTCGGACTCCACGATGAAGGCTGTGTTGTTGATGAATCACTTACTCCATATTCAATCGAGCTTATTGTAGCTCCGTCTGCTCCTTTTTCTTTCCACACTACAGGTGTAGACCATGATGATGCAGGTATGTTCGCTGATGAACCTTGAGACATTGCTACTGCAGTGCTTATCCAAACCTTGTCTCCTGATGCAGGTGTTTTTACCCAGTTGTTGTCAAGGCCGGTAATATCACCTGTAGAGAATGTGAATGTAGTCTGCTGTGATGGAAGAGTAGGCGAAGATGATGATGCATTGTAAATCATAACGATGCACACGTTGTTGCCAGGATCACCAGCTACTGCCTCTTCTGACAATATGACAGGTGTTGACCATTCAGTAGGAAGTATCGTGTCGTAAGAATCCTTTGAATTGGCAGATGCATATATTACATACAGGTCTCCGTTGTCGGAATATGGAGATGTGTGCCATCCGGCATCTGACCCAGCGAAAGAGATGTTTCCATTCGAGAATGTGTATGTGACTGTAGAACCGTTGTCTGTTGAGTATGAATTTGGAGTTGTGGCAGACCTTTTGTAAAGTACCACTTGTGCTACTGTAAGTCCGTGGATGTACAGTTCATACTGCTGTTCTGTCCCTACAAATCCGTTTTCTACAGCTATGTCATATGGGCTGTTTCTCTTTCTTGCCTGTGATGTTCCTATAAATGTCAAGTCACTCATAATTTGATGTTACTACTAAATGTAGTGCAACTCAATACTTGTTAAACACTAGATACAGTGATACTATTATATTAGCCGTGGGACTGGGCTGTTCCATAGAGCTGAGTCTGCACAGGCCGAATATGCCCTCTATACCTTTGACCGTTCTGTGCATTTGGAGATTTATTTATGGCACAGAGCATACTGGTCAAGAACAAGGAGATAAGGGTAAAGAACTCGCAGATCATCGTAGAGGATGAACAACGTGCGGAGCTTATCGAATTCACTGTCTATTCTGCAAACTCAATCGAAGGCGTCATGGATATGGTCTTCTACGTCCAGTTCAGGAACAAGCTGGGCGAGGTTGGTATGGATTTGCTTACAAACGCATATCCTACAGAGAAGGTACATAATGACCTTCTTGTACTGGACTGGCTTCCTTCCGCTGCTTTTTCAAAAGAGAAGGGTAATGTAGAGATACAGATAATCGGATTCACAGAGTCATTCGCACAGACTGAGGATACGGAGTATAAGGTCGGAAAACTCTATTTCACAGAAGATGGCGAGTTCATTCCAGTCTATTCCGCTGATTCACAGCACAGCCCAAAAGTCGGTGATTCTATTGTAGGAACAGTATATGAGAACATGATTTCAGAAAATGACCATAGATGGTCTACAGAAAAGGTCAGTCTTATTCTCCCAGAGAACATCTATGACAACGGTATCCCAATATACACAGAGGAACAGGTTAAGAACCTTATCACTCAGATAAACGAGCAGTTGGCAATTGCAAAGGAATACGCAGAGGATGCAGACGATGCAAGAATAGCATCTATGGAAGAGCAGACATCCGAAGAGGATAGTGGAACTAACACAATCATAATAACTTACAAGGATGGCACTACAAAAACATTCACAGTGAAGAACGGAAGCAAAGGTAGTAAAGGTGATAAAGGCGATAAGGGTGACAAAGGTAATACCGGAGATCCGTTCTCAATCTACAAGACTTACGGTTCGATATCTCTTATGAACGCTGATTATACTAACGTTCCTCTTGGAAAGATGGTTTGTATCTCTTCAAACACTGAAGACCCTGACAACGGCAAATTATATCTTAGGGAAGAGACTCAGGGTTCACATTATACTTACATAACAGATATGAGCGGAGCGCAGGGAATACAGGGGCCTAAAGGAGAAACAGGAGCCAAAGGAGAAACAGGGGCCAAAGGAGAAACAGGAGCAGCCGCAGGTTTCGGAACTCCTACTGCTTCAGTTACTACTCTTGCAGAGGGTTCGAGTGCAACTGTATTGGTAAGCGCATCTGGTTCTGACACTTCTAAAGTATTTACTTTTTCTTTCGGAATACCTAAGGGTGATACAGGAAACACGCCTAATCTATCTATAGGTTCTGTAACTTACGGTGATACGCCGACAGTTGAAATTGATGATACTGATCCAGACAATCCTGAATTGAATTTTGTGCTTAAGACATCTGAAGTAGGCGTGGTTGATTCACTTTCTTCCGATTCTGCTGTTGATGCCCTTTCCGCAAAACAAGGCAAAGTCCTCAAGGGTATCAGCGACAATACTAATGCAGAATTGAACCAGCACGATGCAAGAATTACCAACCTTGAGAACGCTCTCTCAGGCACAGTCATACAGGAACATATTGACAGCACGCAGAAGAACGTGAAGAGCATCCTGTCTGCCGATGAACTGTTGCCGTGGGCTATCCTCAAGAGAGTGGGAGCAAGAAGTACACAGTTCAATCAGCTTGTGCAGAATGGAAATTTTGACGGAACCTCCTACTGGGATTATGACGGTGCATCTTTCAGCCAAAGTGGAAACAAGGGAATCGTTGTCGGAAATAGCAACTATGCCAACCTCTACAAAGGTTTTCCGCTAATTTCAGGCCATACTTATCTCGCCTTCGGAACAGCTAAAGCATCGGCAAGTATTACAATCGGGCTGTACTTCGGAACATCTTCACGTGTTAATTTCGATACAAAAACGGTTACAGCAAACGCTGAGACATTCTTCGCTGGAGTAGGTACATATACAACACAGGATAATGTTTTGCAGTTTGGTTGCGAATGGGGCGCAGGAGGAGCAACGGTAGAGTTTTCAAATGTCATGGTCATTGACCTCACCGCCATGTCAGAGTACGACAGTGGCAAGACCGATGCGGAAAATATTGCCTCGTTCAAAGCCAAGTACCCTGCATCCTATTATCCATTCAACGCTGGCGATATCTATGATGTCCCACCGCTGTCGTTCCTTATCAGAGGCACGAACCAGTGGGATGAGGAATGGGAAAGCGGAGATATTAACGTAGTTGATGGACAGAAACGAGCCGATTCCTCAAGATGCAGAAGCAAGAACTTCA